CCAATATTAATATTAATTTAGCGGTTATACTTTGTATATGGTTTCCCCTCTCACTTTCTTTTTTAATAATTAAATAAATAAATAAATATGGAAATTAAAGGAAAATTAGTAAGAAAATTAGAACAAGAAGCAGGAAAATCAAAAGCAGGAAACCCTTTTGTAAAACAAATATGTATTGTTGAAACTGACAACAAGTATAATCCACAAATTGCAATACAATGTTTTGGAGAAGATAAAATAAAACAGATGAACAAGCTACGAGAAGGTGATATGGTTATGATTAGGTGTAATGTATATTCAAAAGAATATAAAGGTAAATACTATAACCACATTGATGGTTATTGGTTTGTCAATCAAAATGAATTGCCAACTGATAATAGAGATGAATTTGTAACGGCTGATAATGATATTATTATGGGTACGGATTTTAAAGGAACTACACCTAACGATTTACCATTCTAATTATGATACAAGAAGATAATTTTAAAAACTTATGCAACCTCACTACTTCGCTAATGGGGTTGCGTAAAGGTTCACTATCTTACAAAAGTAGGCAGTTGAAATATCAGATACCAAGAACAGTAGCTGCTGTAATAGCTAGAATGGTTGATGAAACACACCAAAACGTAATAGCTAAAGAACTTAAAAGAGATAGAAGTTTAGTTTATCACTATGAAAAAACTCACGCTTCTAATTATAGAAGCTTTCCAAAATATAGAGAAGTGTTTAATAAGGTTTATAACGCTTATACTAATATTCAAGGATCAAAAAAAACTTTTTGTGATTTAAACCATCTTAAAGATCATTTGAGAAAAAACGGAGTTGAAAATAGCGATAAACACCAAACTACTATAAGAATTACCTCAGGAAAAGTACAAGCTGATGTTAAAGTTTCTTATAGACATTTTTACGATCAATTAGAAAAGTGTAAGTTTGCCTTAACAGATTGCAAATACAATTTAGAAATTATATGACAAAACCTAACTACTACGCTATTATTCCTGCTGAAGTAAGATACAATAAAAAACTTACTCCTAACGCTAAATTGCTTTATGCAGAAATTACAGCTTTATGTAATATGAATGGTAAGTGTACAGCTTCAACAGAATACTTTTGTAGATTGTATGAAGTTAGTAGGGTATCAATACAAAAGTGGTTAAAGATTTTAGAAGATAACTATTATATAAAGCGTGTTAACATTTATAAACTAGGTAGTAAAGAAATAGATAAGAGGGTGATAACTTTGGTTAACATACCTACACAAGAAAAGTTAACAGATAATACTAATATAAATATAAATAATAAAAATATTACATATAGTAATAGAAAGGCGCTTTTTAAAAAACCAACTTTAGATAATGTTAAGTCTTATTGTATTGAAAGGAATAATAATATAGATGCTGAAGCGTTTTTAGATTTTTACGAAAGCAAAGATTGGAAAATCGGTAGGAACAAAATGAAAGATTGGAAAGCTGCTGTAAGAACTTGGGAACGTAGAGAAGTTAAACCAAAAACAATGGGTAAGTTACACTCACAAATTAACGAATGGCAAGAAGCTAAAAAACTATTATGAAAAAAGAACAATTAGATATAGATATATTTGAAAAAATATTACTTGATGAATTAAATGATATGCAAGATTATATCTTGTGTCCTATGGATATTTTAGAAACTGTAAGAAGCTTTATTGATGAATATATTGAACAAGAAGTATCTAAAAAAATAGATGAAATAGATGATACAATAAAAGATATAAAATTATGAAACCACTAAAACAAGAAAACTTAAAAGAGCTGACTTTAAAAGTGCTAGACTTAGTTGCTAAAACAGGAGTAGAAATAGGACACAAAACCGATAGAGAAACTCTAGCTAATTTATCTAAAATATTTGCAGAAGATTTAATAAGAGAAAAGAGATTTGGCAATATGACTTTTAACCAAGTTGTAGATGCTTTTCATCAAGGCGTTAGATTTGGAAAAGAAGAACCTTTTTTAAATATTAGATGGTTTTATAAAATTTTGACAGTTCATAAGAAAGTAATAGATAACGCTTATTATCAAGTTCATACACTAGGACAAAAGAACGTGCCTTTTTATCAAGAACCAATAAAACTATTAAAATGAAAATTTTAAATCTATATGCTTGTCTAGGTGGCAATAGATATAAGTGGAACGAAGTAAAAGATGATATTGAAGTAACAGCAGTAGAACTGGATCCTGATTTAGCAAGATTATATCAAGAGAGATTTCCTAAAGACAAAGTAATAGTTGCTGATGCTCACGAATATCTATTAGATAACTATAAAGAATTTGATTTTATTTGGAGTAGTCCACCCTGTCCAACTCATTCTACTTTTCAAGTATCTATGAAAAATAAAAGAAAAATGAGATACCCTGATATGAAACTATATCAAGAAATACTTTTTTTAAAACATTTTTATAATGGCAAGTTTTGCGTAGAAAATGTTATACCTTTTTATGAACCATTAATACCTGCTTATAAAAGAGGTAGGCATTTATTTTGGACTAATTTTAATCTTCCAAATATTTTAAGCAAAAGAAAAGCTCCAAGTATGGATAACGCTAAATCTGAAGTTAACCAGCTTATAGAATTTCACGGATATAATTTTAGAAAATATAAAGGAAAATATCACGGAATGAGTTTAGCAAGAAATTTAGTAGACTATGAAGCAGGAAAAACAATTTTTGAAACAATGCTAGGAATAGTAAGAAAAGAAGATATTAAACAAACACAACTATTTTAAAATGTTAGGTTGGGTATTAATCGCAGCAATAGTGCTGCATATAAATTATAAATTAAAAGAATGAAAACAAAAGACAAAGTAAGATATTGGCTAACAAAGTTCGATCATTTAAAAGATAATGATAATAAATTATGCGCTAATATTTGGAATGAAGAACTAAAAAGGTTTATAATGTTTGAAAATTCAAACGTAAGAGATTTTTTAAGACTATATTCTTTAGGCAAATTAACTTCAGCACCTAGTATAAAAAGAGCTAGAGCAAAACTACAAGAAGAAGAACCTGAATTAAGAGGTAAAAAATATTATATGAGAAAAGGAACATATCAAGAAGAATGGCGTAAAAAGCTAGGATATGAAGCCAATAAGTAAACTAAAAAAAGAATTAGATAAGTGGTTTAGTCTTTACATAAGACTTAGAGATTCTGAAAATGGATTAATTCAATGCTTTACTTGCGGCACAGTTAAAAATTATAAATCAGGTATGCAAAACGGACACTTTCAAAGTAGAAGTCATTTAGCAACACGATTTTGTGAAATAAACTGCCAACCTCAATGTGTAGGGTGTAATATGTTTAAGCAGGGGGAACAATATAAATTTGCTTTAGCCCTTGATGCAAAATACGGAGAAGGAACAGCAGAAGAATTACAATATAAAGCAAGACAAACTATAAAACTTTCTAGGATAGATTATGAAGAAAAAATAAGTTATTATAAATTGGCTGTTGAAAACTTAAAAAAAGAAAAGGGAATAGAATAATTTTTTTTATAACTTTGGAAAATGCAGACACCAATTTATGCGAGTCAAGAACACAAGTCAATAGTTCAAGTCTATATAACAATGTGTAAGCAGTTTGCAGAAGAAGTTGCAAGTAAAAGTAAATACAATAATTATCTTGAAGTAATAGATTTAATAGTTGAATATTCTAACGGATATGGATCAGGAGTTAGAGAAAACAATTTTTATGACTGGATAATGATTATTCCAATAAACCTTTCAGTAGCTACAAGTGGTTTCTTTGCAGGAGTAGAAACAAAAAGCAACGCAGCAGTAGTTAGGGCTTACAAAGTAGTGTTAGATCAAATGCTTCACGAAATAGTAGAAAAGCTTGATAAACTTAAACCTGATGATGACTAAGATTTATAACGAAATAGCAAAACTTTCAGATAAGTTTAGAACTATGGCTTTTGGAATAACAACAGATGAAAATAAAATAAATAATGCAGTCCAGGAATTAATGCTCTATTTTCTTCAAATGAACCCTGATACTCTTAGAAGTATTTACGAAAAAGATGGAATTGACGGCGTTGTAAGATATGGTGCAGTTGCGCTTAGAAGGGCTTTAACAAGTCCTAGAAGTAATTTTTATTATAAGTATGAAAAGTACTATACACATATTGACAGCTCTAGTTATAATTGCAGTAAAACTTATAACAATGATTATTTGGAGTTTTCTAATAATAACAACAAAAATATTACAAACATTCCGAATCAAGAAGTAGATAACACTCAGTTAAAAAAGCTAGAAGAAATAGATAAAGCTTTAGAAGATGTTTATTGGTACGATAAAAAAATCTTTGAGTTGTATTACTACGAAGGAAATACACTAGATTCATTAGCAGAAAAAACTAGGATAAGCAGGAATAGTATTTTTAATACAATAGACAAAGTAAGAACAATACTTAAAAAGAAACTTAATGAATAAGTTTTTTGTGCCTAATGAAGTCTATGAAGATAGGATAGCAATATGTAAAAATTGTATTTACTATTCTAAACTATTAGGACAATGCAAGGTTTGTTTATGTTTTATGAAAATAAAAGCAAGAATAGCGCCTATGGCTTGTCCGCAGAAGTATTGGAATAAAACAACAGAAGTAGAAGCCCCTGATGATTTGCCGCAAGAAATAATAGAAGAAATATTAGACATTTGGAAAGACTTAAAAACAGGTAGGGCAAAAGACGTAGCAGCTAAAAAGAAAATGATAGAACTATACAATACCATATATATGACAAATTATAAAACAGGTACTAATTGCGGTTCTTGTATATCTACTTGTTATGATGGAATAAAAAAACTTTATAAAAAATACTCACAATGACAAAGAAACACAATTATAAAAAAGCACCACAACCTCATTACTATTCAGGAACAGTATATGGCTACTCCGCAAAGAATATAGTAGAAGATTTTAAACTTGGATATAACACAGGAACAGCAGTTACTTATCTTTTAAGAGCAGGAAAAAAAGAAGGTAATCCTGCTGAACAAGATATACAAAAAGCAATTAATCATCTACAATTTGAGTTAGAAAAATTATATAAACAAAGTGAAACAAGAACAGGCGCTTTGGCACAATGACAATCTATAAATGTAAATGCGGTAAAGAAGAAAAAGAAATAGCTAAAGCAACTATTGTCTTTAGAGATAGTAATTGGGTATGTAAAGAAGCCCAATGTAGTTGCGGTAAATATATGGATAGCAAACCAACTGAAGGAATGCCCAGTATAAAAAGAACTGAAGCGTCTTTAAGTAAAAAAACACAAGGAGATAAACTTTGGGAAGGTGCTAAAGAAAAACTAATAGGTGAAAGAGGTATAAACGAATCATTTGACTAATGACAAAAAAAAGGAATAGAAAGTATTTAAAGTATTTAACTAATAAAGCGATTAAGTATTATTTTGCTAACCCTGAAGATAATAATATGAAGAACTTGGCTGAAAAATTTAATTTGCCACAACAAAGGTTAAGCAAAGCACTAAGTGTAGAATTGAAAAAAAGACTTGATAATAGTATGCCTAGAAGGTGTTTAAGAGTATGAACTTTGTAATAAAGAATAGCCAAGACAAACAAATGCTTTTTAATTACTTAAAAGAACTTGATAGTGATTATATAGTAAAGGTAAAGAAACAAAGAAACAACAGAAGCAATATGCAGAATAACTATTATTGGGCTTGTATAGTACAACCATTAGCAAATGAACTAGGATATTTTCCTGATGAAATGCACGATACACTAAAGATTAAGTTTTCAAGTGAATGGCAAAGCATAGATATTAATGATAAACAGATAGGATTGCAAAAGGTAAAAAGCACAGCTAAAATGAACAGTAAAGAATTTGAAGTATATGCGGATCAAATAAGAATATGGGCTTTAACAGAATTAGGTATAAGATTAATGCTACCAAATGAATATGAGTAATTTCTATTATATAATAAGAATTGATTAATCAATCTTTTTCAATTATGGATAAAAGAATAAATAATGGTGGCGCTAGAAAAGGCGCAGGGCGTAAGCCAAAAGCAGATGAACAAAGATTAATAGAGAACCTAACACCTATGAACGAAAAGGCCTTAAAGTCTTTAGAACAAGGTATTGATAAAAAAGAACAATGGGCGGTTAAGCTGTTCTTTGAATATTTCTATGGTAAACCTCAACAAAGGGTAGATGTAACTTCAAATGATGAAAGTATCAATATGCCTTTAATAAACTTTGTAGAAACTGAATCTGAATAAGAAATACCACCCACTCTTTAATTCTGATGCTCGTTATTTTATAATAACAGGCGGTAGGGGAAGTGGTAAGTCTTTTGCAGTTACAGTATTCCTAACGCTGCTTACAATGGCTAAAGGAATAAGAGTTTTGTTTACACGTTACACAATGGTTTCAGCTCACTTATCAATAATACCTGAGTTCTTGGAGAAAATAAGTCTATTAGGTTTTGAGAATATCTTTAGCGTAAACAAAGCTGAAGTAGTAAACTTAGGTAACCAATCTGACATACTATTTAGAGGTATAAAGACTTCAGCAGGAAACCAAACAGCAAGTCTAAAATCATTACAAGGCATCTCAACTTGGGTATTAGATGAAGCAGAAGAACTTATTGATGAAGATATATTTGATACTATTGATTTAAGTATTAGAGAAAAAAACATACAGAATAGAATAATCTTAATCTTAAACCCTGTAACTAAAGAACATTGGATATATAATAGATTCTTTGAAAGCAAAGGTGTTGAAGCGGGTTTTAATGGCGTTAAAGACAACGTATGCTATATCCATAGTACATACCTAGACAATAAAGAAAATCTATCTACGAGCTTCCTAGAACGTATTAAGACTATAAAGCATAATAACTTTAAAAAATATCAACATAAAATACTTGGTGGTTGGTTATCTCGTGCCGAAGGTGTCGTATTTGATAATTGGAGTATAGGAGAATTTAATCCTGATGGATTACAAACTTCTTGTGGTATGGATTTTGGATTTAGTATTGATCCTGATAGCTTAACAGAAGTAGCAATAGATAAACGTAAGGGTAAGATATATTTAAAAGAGCATATATATAAGAATGGCTTAAAATCACAAGAACTTGCTCAGATTGTTTTAGATAAGGTTGGTGATAAACTAATTATAGCAGATAGTGCAGAACCAAGATTAATAGCAGATTTAAGACACTTAGGAGTAAACATTAAACCTGTAAAAAAAGGAACTATTGAAAGTGGTATAACTCGTATGCAAGATTTTGAATTAGTAATAACACCTGAATCTACTAACATAGCTAAAGAACTTAATAATTATGTCTATGCAGATAAGGGTTCAAAGTTATATCACGATTCTTGGAATCACAGTATTGATGGAATACGCTATAACGTCATATATCATTTAGACAATCCAAATGCAGGTAAATATTTTGTGCAATAAAAACCCCCTACCATTAGTTCACGACAAAAGAGATAGTTGGCAGGGGGTTCTAAAAATGAAATACAAATCGCAGCAAATATATACTATTAAACTAAATAAACAAAATTTCTATTATATAATATATGAAGATTAACATTAAGAAGAAGGGTAAGACTAAAAGGTTTAAACTTATTAGTAGTTGGGAAGAAGTAACTTTAGAAAAGTGGTTAAAATTAATTGATTTTCAAAAGGGTACTAAAAGCAAAGAAGCAGAAGAAACAATAGCAGCATTATCTACTATTCCAAAAGATTTAATAAAGCAATTGGAATTAAAAGATGTAGCAGTTATAATGAGTAAGTTATCTGAGCTTCAAGCAAAGCAGGATAGTTCTTTAAAAAGAGTAATAGAAGTAGAAGGGAAACGCTACGGCTTTCACCCTAATCTTTCAGAAATCACTCTCGGTGAGTTTGCCGATATTGAAACTTTTATAAAGAATGATATTGAAAAGAATATGCCTGAAGTAATGGCTATTCTATATAGGCCAATAGTTGAAGAAGAAAATGATGTATATACTATTGAAGCTTATGATGGTGATATAAGTATAAGGGCAGAACAAATGAAGAAGATGTCAGCAGAACAAGTGCAATCAAGTCTTTTTTTTTTCTCAAATTTAGGGAAGGAATTGTCAATGACTTTGCCATTATATTTGATGGAACGGCTGAAGGAAATGAAGGCGCAATCGCCACCGATAGCTTCGCAGAAAGATGGAGTTGGTTTGGAGTAATGTATAGATTGACTAATGCAGATATATCAAAATTAGAAACAATAACAAAGCTTAACCTATTAGAAGCTTTAACTTGGTTAAGTTATGAAACAGATTTAGAATCGCAAAATAAAGTAAAATATGCCGATAAGCAATAAGAGTTATAATAACGTAATAAACACACTTTGTAGATTAGGAGAATATCACGAACAAATATCTACTGTATCTGTTGGAGATATATTTGATATTCAACTTGATAAAATGGAGAAGCTACCCCTCTTGCACGTAAATCCAACTTCAGTAACGACAGGTGATAGTACCTTAACCTATAACTTTCAAATTTTTGTAGCTGATTTAGTTTCTGAAAAAGATAATTGGCAAACGTATCAAGCAGCGCAACTTACTAAACTTCTTGATCCTAAAAATAATGAGCAACAAGTATGGAATCAAACTTTAGATATTTGCACAGATATCATAAGTATGCTAAGACACAGCGCCCAACAATCTTTAAATGGAGTAAATGATATTAATGATGCTTTGTATTTTACAGATGACCAATTTACAATAGAGCCGTTCCAAGAAAGGTTTGACAATCTACTTTGTGGTTGGACTTTTACAATAGGAATTAAAGTAATGAATGACTTTGATGCTTGTGCTGTTCCATTATCAACAAGTAATGGTGCAGGATATTAATGAAATTTAAAATAGGAAAATATAAAATAGAAATAGGATTTTTTAAAATTACAATACATTTATGAAATACGAAGAAGTCTTAGAAAAGTTAGAAGCAATTAGTATAAACTTAGAGTCTTATACTGATTATCCACAAGCAGCTACTAACAATGCTAAACGAGCTAGAAAATGGAAAGAAGAAAATGGTAGTGATTGCGGTACTAGAGTTGGGTGGACTAGATCAGCACAATTAGCAGATAGAAAACCAATTAGCCGAGATACGATTGCTCGTATGGCTAGTTTTAAAAGACACCAACAAAATAAAGATGTACCTTATTCAGAAGGTTGTGGTGGTTTAATGTGGGACGCTTGGGGTGGTTCTAGTGGTGTAAATTGGGCGATAAGTAAACTAAAAGAAATAGACAATAAATAAATGGAAATATTTGAACTGATAGAAAGATACGGAGTTACTTTAGTTTTATTAGTAGGTTGTTTTTATGCTTTATATCAATTCTTTTTTTTAGCATAAGAGAAGTAA